TGAGGTCGTGGCTGATTGGGAGACTTATTTAGCCTCGCTTTCATAGCCAATGATTGACTATCGCCAGTCAGGGATTGACTATCGGGTAGCGGACTACACCTATCAGGGTGTCAAGAGTCATGCCATTGCGGGAGCGATTACTGGTACGGCGACGGTTACAGCCAACATCGTTGAGGTTGCGTCCATTGCCGGTGCGATTACCGGTACGGCAACTGTTACGGCTGCGATTGTAGAGGTAGCGTCAATTGCCGGAGATATCACTGGTACCGCTACGGTTGTTGCTGCGATCACCGAAGAAGCGTCTATCGCTGGGGATATCACCGGTACTGGTACTGTTGCGGCTGCGATTGTGCGTGAGAGGCCGATTACGGCTGCTATTACGGGTACCGCCACTGTTACGGCTGATGTTATTGAAATAGCGTATGTCGCAGGGGCGATTACGGGTACCGCTACTGTCGTTCTCGCGTCCCTTATCCACAAGGTTCCGCAGCCGGAACTTGTCCTTTCTGTTACAAATGTAACAGGATCGTCAAATAACGAAGAACGACAACATACGCTTGAACTACTGGTAGGTGTGTAATGGCTACTTACGATAAGGGTGACCGGGTAAGGGTTACCGCAACCTTCAAGACCGCAGGAACCGCTACGGCTACTACGTCTGCGGGTACGCAACGTAAGCCCGACGGGACCGATACGTCGTTAACCGTGGTAGGTGGTAGCGGTACCGGCATCTACTATGTCGATGTTGATCTGGATCAGATCGGTACCCATACGGTCAAGGTTGCTAGTGATGATGTAGTAATTGCATCTGAAACTATTGAACTTGAAGTAGCCAAATCAGTATTTGATCACTCGTGAATCAAGGCAACGCCGCCAAGGATAAGGGCGAATCCACACGCGCCCTGTTCATGGAGGGGTTGCGCGAGCATGGAAAGATCGAAGCAGCGTGCCGTATCGCTGGTGTCACACGGTCAGCGTACGATAAATGGCGTCAACGTATCCCTGATTTCGCGGAACGCGCGGATGCTGTACGCCATGAAGCCCTTCAGCGTGGAGATAACCCGTGGGATGGCTCGTTTGCGTCGTTCAGGGGCCAGTTCTTTGACCATATGTCGCCTTGGTTCCACATACAGGCAATTGATGCCTACGAGAACACGCCTCCCGGTAATATGACGGTGATTCTTTGGCCTCCTGAACATGGAAAAACGACCCTAGCCGAAGACTATTTCTGTTACAAACTTGCTACGAACCCTGAGTTCCGTATCACCGTAGGGTCTGAGGGGCAGGATATGTCCCGCAAGATCCTTGGTCGTATTCGTTCCCGTATGGAACCACATGGCCCATATCCCCGATATGTAGCCAAGTTTGGGCCTTTTGTACCCCAGAATCAGTCTGGTCGTAAGACTGCACAGTCTTGGGGGGCCGACTACTTCGATGTGTTCAAGAAGCAGCGGCACGATGAGCGTGATTATTCGATGGTTGGGTTGGGTTGGCGGTCAAAGATCGCTGGTACTCGTACCGATCATCTACATATTGATGATATCCAGTCTCGTGTTTCTCTCAATTTGACTGAACAGATGTTTGAGGTGTTTCGTCAGGATTGGTTGACTCGTCCCGGCGAGAATGGGCGCACCACTATCAATGGGACTCGTGTCGGTGAGGATGATTTCTATCAGCGGGTAATGGAAGAGATCGATAACGATCTTTTGCAGGTCATCAAGTTCCCTGCGATCATTACGAATAAGCAGGGTGAGCCTGAACCGTTGTGGCCTGAAATGTTTACGATGGAGAAGTTAGATCGCATTCGCCGCAAGGTGGGTGAAGAGGCTTGGTCACGGAACTACATGCAGGAACCATCATCGTCTATGTCTGCGACATTTACCGATGACTCTATCCAGAAGTGTTTGAATCCTTTGAGGTCCGTTAACCATGAACCACCGAAAAACTGTTCGATCTATATTGGGCTTGATCCTGCTCTCGGTTCCAATAATTGTGTTGTGGCTGCTACGCCGCATGAGGGAAAACTTAAGATTCTTTTCGTTCGGGAAGACACTGGTCTGACCCGCAACGAGCAGATCCTCGGTGTCGTGGAGGACGCTGTTCTCCAATGCATGAGGAATGGTGCTAGCGTTTCCGATGTCGTGATCGAAGCGATGGTGTTCCAGAAGGGTTTGTCTCGTGATGAACGGTTGGTTGAGATGACGAATCGTTACGGGTTTCGTGTGCGTGAGCATCTCACTGGTGTCAACAAGTACGACGAAACGATTGGTGTACCGTCGATGGCGTTGTCGTTTATGCGCGGCGAGATCGATATTCCGTATGCGGACGACAAGTCCACTAGGCATATGGTTGACCAGTTGATTCGCCAGTTGAAGGCGTGGCGTCCCTTGAAGCGTGGTACTCGTCTTCGGCAGGATCAGGTCATGGCTTTGTGGTTTATCTGGATTCTTTGGCGTCAAAGGAAACAATCTTTTGACGTTGACTCTTCACAATTTAACTTTAAAGGACTACCGTGGAAGGCATCTCTGTCTTCTAGTAAGGTGTTTTGATGTATACCTTTGATGAGATTGTTGGGATTGTCAAGCATCGGCAAGAAACCCAATCTCCTTTGCTGCAAAAGATGTTGGATGTCAGGGATCGATATAACGGCGATTATGTCATTCCTATTCCTACAATGGATGATGAACCGGTTCTTCCTCCGTTGACTCCAGCGTTGATTTCAGAGAACATCGATGCGGTCGCACAGCGCGCTGCTTCAGTGATGCCGTTCATTGGATGCCCTGCAATCGACAGCAGCAAGGAACGGGGTGTTCGTTCTAGGGAGTACGCCGATATTAGGCGTAGGGCGTTGGCTGCTACGTGGTATCAGTCGCGTTACAAAATCAAGATGCGTCGCGCATACCGGCATCTGGCCGGGTACGCCACCTCCTGTCTCGTGGTATCTCCCGACTTTGAAAAGGGCGCTCCAAGGATCGATATTCGTGATCCACTTGGTGTCTACCCAGAACCGAAAACATACGAGGATTATGACCCGCCGTCAAATTGTGCTTTCATCCACGGCAAGTCCGGTGACTGGCTACGTGCCCGCTATCCGGCTGCACGCATGGAAAACGGCGGGCCTGTAGATAGTGACGATAGGGCACGGCAGGAACTTTGGGATGTCGTTGAGTGGGTTGACGAGGAACACATGGTCATCGGGATCATGGGTACGCGATACAGCCATTACAAGGAAGCCTATCCGCAGCATTCGTCGCTGATGGAGTTGTCTCGTTCTACCAACAGGGCAATGGTTCCGTGTGTGATCACGCCGGGGCGCGTCACGTTGGACAAGATCGCATCATCGGTTTCCAACGTTGTCGGCATCGTAGATCTAATGTCGAAGATGATGGCGTTGGATATCATGGCGACAGAGAAGGCGATCTTCCCTGACCGGTATATTATTGGTCGTTCGGGTCAGGTACCGATGATTGTCGGCGGCGAGTGGAAAGATGGCCGCGAGGGGCAGGTAAATATCCTGCTTGATGCTGAACAGATCGGAGAGTTGCGTTCGACACCTGATTCGTCTACGAACATTGCAATCGACCGATTGGAACGTAATGCACGGATCTCTACCGGAACAGTACCTCAAATTGGTGGTGAAACATACGGGGCTTTGCGTACCGGACGCGGTATCGACTCGCTCATGGGTGCCGCTCTGGACCCGCGTATTCAGGAAATGCAGGAGATTATGGAGGCTCACCTTCCATATCTGAACGAAGCGATCTTCGCCACTTACGACGGATATTTCGGTAACCAAAAGTTTGCGATGTTTACCGGCTATGCGGGTGATTCTTCACAGGTGGAGTTCACTCCAAGTGAACATTTTGAAACCTACGACAACGTGGTTTCGCATTCGATTCCCGGTGCGGACATTCAAGCGACCACTATCCAGTTGGGGCAGTTGCTTGGAATGAAGGGCATCAGTCTACGTACCTTCCGTACCAAGCATCCCTATATTGACGATGCTGAAGCGGAGGGGCGTAGGGTAGATGAAGAGCAGTTGGAGGAAGCGGTGTTGGCTTCGATCCAGCAGCAGGCTCTGTCCGGTCAGTTGCCGGTGGTGTATGTCGCTAAGATTGAGAAGCACCGCAAGAAGGGCTTGGATATCTTTGGCGCGATTGAGAAGGCTGATGAGGAGATCCGCAAGGAGCAGGCTGCTATGGCCCCGGCTCCTGAAGAGGGCCAGATGATGGCCCCTGAGCAGGCTCTTGGTTTGGCTGGTGGTCCTGAGGCTGCGGTTCAGCAGGGAGCGCCACCACCGGGGCCGTCTGGCGAATTTTCTCCAGAATCGGCTCAACAGTTGGTTAGTGCTTTGAGGACGCAGTAATGCCTCGCGCTAAGAAAACTCTAAAGCCTGAAAGTACTGCTATGGAAGCAGGCGCTTCCTATGGGGAAGTTGGCGAGAATATTCAGGCGCAAGATTCTGAGATGGGTATTCCGTTGCCCGATAATAGGACATCCGATATTCCAACACCGCCAGATCCTCAAGAGCAGATGCCTGCTTTGCCGTTGGATGCCGCGCGTGGATTTCCGAATACGGTTACACCTTTGACTGCTCCCGGTCGGGGAATGAAGAAAATGAACAAGCCACTGGTAATTGATAATCAGATGCGTGCAGCGTCCTTGTTGCGGAGGTGGGCTGAAGCGAGTGATGATCCTTCTATTCGGGCTGCCGCTTCTCAGTTGAGGAACTTCAATGGCTAGATGGTCACCTGCTCGGACTACCCAGCAATGGAATCCGCAGGACGAGGTAGACGATCTCAATAACGAATTTTATAGCACCCGTATGGGGATGCTACTTGATTCGGGTGCTGGCCGGTATTTTCAAGCAGATGCTAGTAGTTTGGTTGAGTTGGCGCAAAGCCCGCTATCTGAGAATGACATGCTGGAAACTTTGGTCATGGCAAATGATCAGGTTCGTATGAATCAGTTGAAGCAGTCGTTTGAGAATATGCCAAAGCAGATGCAGGAGCCGCAATTCCTGTTGCTGCCGAAGAACATGCAGGATCTTTTGGTTGGTTCTGGTTACGAAATTCCAAGTGACAAGAAGAAGGGTTTGTTTGAACGTATAACTACTTGGGACTGGCCCTTGCTTCCTGAAGAGCATCTGATTTCTAAATTGGGTGGTGGTCGTACCGTCGCTGGTGGCTTGGTAACTGCCGGATTGGCTGTTCCGAGAGCGGTGGGATTTGGTCTTGGTAAAGTAGTTGGGACCGGCTGGGAAGGTTTGATGAAATTCAGCCGCTTTGCCCTGCATCTTCAAAGAAGCGGAGCATGGTTGGCGGAAGATTCCCAATGGGGGAACTTCTATAACCCGAAGCGTTGGTGGAAGTCTTGGCAAGAAACGGAAATTGAATCAAATTCGTACAGTAGGCCTGCGATGGATGAGGCTACTGATCTTATTGGTTCCGAGAATGCCAGATTGCTGGGAATGTATTTGTCAAGTCCGCAGCGACTCTACGATTACTTTGAAGGGGTGGCTGAGAGTACCGGCAATGTCGCTGGTGTGATGAACCAGTACATTGAGTTTGAGAAGAAGATCTCTACTCCCAACTTTGTTGAAGCCCGTCAGATTCTAAATGGAAACCGGTTGGATGCCTTCAACTATTCGATTCGTTTCTATAACAAAAATAACTTGTTTCTACCTGATGCAAGTCCTGATTCGGCATATGGCAAGGCAGTCGGCATTACGGGTTCTTTGGCTACCGAGATTCTTCTAGATCCACTCACATATGCGGGTGGAGCGTATACGAAGATTATTCGACCAGCCCGTGCTGGAATTAGGGGGTCTGCTAGAAGTTTCGATCAGGTCGCCTTTTGGGAGAAACTTCGGGCCATCCAACGTGAATCAGACAATATCAAGAATTTCACTGGTCGAATTGATGATTCACAGGTTCATGCTTGGCTAAATGAAACAAGTCGTCCTCTTGTGGGTGGAGGGTTTTTGCGAGGACGATTCAGGGTACCGAATCTTGAACGGTTGAAGTATCTGAATCGTAATCTTTGGAATCAGGCGAAGTCTCAGAATCGTATGGCTGATCGAATCAACCGTGCGTTCAAGGACTACGATTCGATTCTGGATGAAGTTGCGAAGATCGATCAAGATCCTTCTTTAACCGGTGCTGCACGAGAAGAAGCCATTGATGCGGTCCATAGACGGTATGGCAATCCTTTGGCTGATTTGTCTAGAGACTGGCCGTCGCTAGATCCGATCATTGGAGATATGCGGCGGTTCCATTTGAACCAACGCAAGATGCTTTGGGTTCGGCGCGGACAAGATCCCTCAGAGGTGTCAACCGATCTTGCAAATCGGCTCATAGTTCTTGATGACGAATTGGCTGCTGCACGAGCGATGGATAAAGACTTTCAAGATTGGGAGATGATTAGGAGAAAGGAAGCCGAACGAGATGAGATCATAAAGAAGATAGGGGATCGTAGACTTCCGTTTGCGAAACTTTGGACTGACGATATTCAGCCGGGTACCGTATATGTCGGTCCCAATGAAGCCGGTGAATTTGTTGACTTTGTTGTACCGGCAGATCGGATTATTCCTGAAGAACATTTCATAACCGACATGACACTGAGTACCCCCAGAGGGTATGACTATTTTCTCGCTAGTGAAGTTGGGCAGGTCGGTTTGGCGACAAAGGCTGGCGGGACCGGCCCCGAAGCCATGTTCATTCCTCGTATAAGTGCTTTTGGTGCCCAATGGGTCAAGCGCAAGAAGTTTATGGACGAAATTCTAGACTTCGGTTTGCCGCAACACGCCGTGGTGGCAGGCATGGCCCGCATGGTGGGTGATTTTGCCGCTGAACAGAGTCGGCAAATGATCGCTCTGCTAAATGAGGCTGGAGTTGTAAACGATCTTGGCAAGCAGTTGGAACCGCATGAGATCAGGGCGATTCTAACTGCGGGTCTGGATGATGTTGAAACCATGTCAGCAGCAAGACAAGCGGAGGCTGCCAAACACGGACTTACCGGTGAGAAGTTCTACGAGTTTGAGGAACTGATTCAAGAACTTCATTCGGAAGCGGGACGTTTGGTTCTTGAAAGTGGAGAAATGTCCGACCTGCTCCAATGGTATCAGGATGCCGGATTCCAGTTTGCCGACGATGGCGTTACTATCGATCAGGCTGCACGACAGGTTCCTTTCGCGGGTATGGGGCGAGCGGCTAGAAACTATTACGATAATCGCTTCCATGCAGCCAGTACGGCAAATGGTGAAGTAAGGGCGTTGGAGCGGACTGGGCTTATCACGAAGTCTGTTGCTGTCGCCGCATCGTATTATCCGGCGAAGTGGGCGAAAAAACTTACATCGTATGTGCCGAGACAGCAATACTTGGATGTCCTTGGTGATGATGCCATTAGGGAATTCAAAGCATTGGTGGATATGGGTTCTTTGGCCCATATGCCTCGTCAACAGATCGATAATCTCTTAGAGGTCTTCATTCATGGAAATGAAAACCAGCGTTGGATAGTACAAACAGAATTCTTGTTGGATTTCTTAGGTCGTTCCGGTGCGCTACTCATGGGTGGGGCAGAGGTACAGCAGTATTTCAGCAGGTTCATCAGACACGCGGGCGCTAAGTATGGTTTGATAACCGGATCTGATGATGTCGGCTTGTACGGCGTTTCTGTAAAGCGTGCCGTTATCGGCGGGCAGGCCGGTATGGCTCAGATGTCACGGGCAAACATCATTCCCAATTATGCCCAGTTGGCGGTATTGGCTAAACACTTGAGTTTCTACCGGCGTATCGGTTGGGGTGCGCCCTTGGCCTTTGTAGACAAGATGTTTGCTCGTATTTGGCGACCGATGGTTCTCATGCGGCTCGGCTATGTCGCCCGTAATGGTGGCGAAGAGTTGTTGTCGTGGACGTTGAGAGAAGGACCGAAGGGATATGTGGATGCGAAAAGTGCCCGTAGTGCGATAGAGCAGCGTGTTGCTTATGATGCGTATGGGCGGAAGATCCAGATAGATCCCAAAGATCCGAAGCATAAGGAACTTCTCAAAGAAGACGAGTTGTTGAATTTGCAGATGGAACAGTCTTTGTTGTTCCGTCCGTTTACCGGCTTCATGCGGTTTGTCAATGAACTTGGTGGTTGGGGAGACATGGCTATCACGACCAAGGCATTGCAGCGTGCTGCCGTAGATACTGGTGTGAAATGGACTTTCTTGGAGCCGGATCAAATGATCGGGCTTTTCCAAGATGCGCGCCATTCGCTGATACAGGAAATGTCTTCAAGGCCACTCAGTAATATAGGCCGACAAATGCTGGTGTGGGGGCACGGTGCTTCTAATCGTTATGCCCGGTTTATTTCACGACGAGCAGAAGCGTTGGGTATTCCGAAGCGTAGTGATCTTGCACGCAAGTATCTAGAAAAGTTTGACCCTGATCACGAATTACGGGTCGAACTTGCGACGATTATGATGTCGCAGCCGACGATGCTTGATGAGCAGATGAAGTCAATTGTTGGCGGATACGACACGTTCCTTCATTTCGATAAGACTGGATTGGATCAGTTGATGCGAGCCAATCGTGGTGTGGGGGCCACGATGGATCGAATAATGAGACTGCCGTTGGACTATACAAAGACTGATTTGCGTATGGTCCGACATTTGGATGGAATGAATTCCAATGACTATTCGATTGTGATTTCTCAGAATCTATCTCTGCGTTCTGACGATCCCGCTAGTCAGGCTGCCGTTCAGGAATTGATACATTATGTTTCTCCGATCCGAGAGCAGCAGTTGTTGGAGACTGGTGCCGCAGATCGTTTGGTCGATACGATGCATCCGGTCAAACAGAGACAATTCAGGGGTCATCCCGGTAGGCCAGAGGAAACAGTTCCGGCTAGTCCCGGCGAGCAGATGCCGATCAGTGAACAAGGCATCATGGAGATGCCGATCTCTACTGCCTACTTGGCGGACGAAGGTGAACCTCTGACAATCGCCATCGGAAGTCTCATGGAAAACGAGATCCGACACATAGTCGATACGGAGTTTCCGCGTGCAAGAACAAAGGAAGCGAAAGCGGAAGCCCGACGAAAGTTTCTTGAATCTCTTCAGACTGCCATATTCCAAGCAATAGAAACATTGCCGGATGGTTCCATTGTGCGTGTCCGTAGCGGCGATTGGGCCGAAGACACGGTAAAGGCTGCTGTTGGGAATATGAAAGCAATGGGCAGAACTGTCCATCTGGAAACCTATGCCATTCCTCCCACCGGGCCTTATTCATATGCTGTAACTAACCGCGCTGGACACATGCGTAATGAACGACTGGTAGACGGCATCGTTGATCCCGATCATCCCGAAAAGGCTGTACGTGCTGATGCGGTTTGGAGTTTCTATGAGACTGAGTTGTTCGGTCAAACCGTGCAGGCGTTGGATGCGAATTTGCAGGCTCCTGCTGTAGCGAGTACAAGAAAGTTGTTGCAAATTCTCAACAAGCCAGCAGGTACCGAGGCTTCGTTTGCTGCGACTGTTGGAAGACTTGCTGAGGTTATAAACCCAACTTCACAGAAGGATGGTGTTGCTCGTGTGCCGAAGGTGGGTGACACGGTTGCTTTGCGTATCCCTCAACGAGCGAGCGGCAATGTCTTTGAAGTAGACCCAACTGCGGATGCTGGTGGTGCGACAACTGCTGCTGGCCGTGCGGCTGAGGAAGAGTTGCCGACATCCGTGAGTCGTCCATATACCGAAGTCGGTGGTACTCGTGATTCAATGTCGGATCGCGTTGCTGTTGTTGAGGTAACTGGTGTCACCATTTATGACTCAACAGATCCACGGATTAATTCGATTGATACAAGAGGAAATAGAGATAAGTTCATCTTTGATCGTAATGGTGCTGAAGTAATTGCCCGAGTGAAACGGTCAGGACTAACTAGCGAAGGTACGCGAGGTGGCAGGCAAGCAGAAATGCCTGAAGGCTTGGGTCAGAAGCCTGACGAACTCGCTGTTCCTCCTTCTGCACCTCCTTTGGATAATTTGAACAAGGACTTTCTCTGGAAGACTGGCGCAACGCATTCTCGCATGAATACGAAGACCCGCTATTTGTCTACAGAAGATGCGAACAAGATTGTCGTTATCGAATACAAGTTGAGAGAGCCAGATGTTGCTGCTGGAAGAACCAAGCCCGGTCGTGAAGTTGAGGTTCCCGGCGAGATCGATCCCGAAACTGGAAAGACGCTGAAGGCACCGGGACCGGACATGCCGATGGGTGGCAGCCTTTCTGGTCTTCTATCTACTGCACAGCAACGGCGTGTCCGTATCGATTATCAGGCAGCCTTTGGTGATCCGGCGGTAGTGCCTACTGCGGTGAAGCAGTCGGGTCGTTATCGCAGAACTAGAGATGGGTTTGCTTCAAGGGGTCATACGGTTGAGGAAACCGTTGAGGGCGATCAGACTGTCCTGCGGGTTTACAGGAAGGGTACGGCGACAGGGGCCGAGTACATTCCGGCTGAACCAGCCGTTGAACCCATGTCTGCTTCTGCGACGGTTTTGGCGCTCTTTCAGGATAATGCGTATTTTCCTGCGGCTGCCCGCGAGAAACTTCTACGGGCCTACAACATGGAGGGTTCGCCGGAAGAGTTGAGTAGTGCGTGGAATCAGGCTGTTGATGAGGCGTTGGATTTGGTTCCGCCCCAGTATCGTGATATTTGGGAGGATGTGTTGCGTCCGCGTAAGGGCGGATATCGGCCTCCACCGCCGAGTGGGTTGTTGGGGCCGGATGGTCGTCCGTTGGCTCCGTCTGCCGCTCCTGCTGCCCCTGCTCCCGATGTGCAGCCACCTGTACGTGTATACGGCGGCGAGGGACCGAAACAAGAGAATCTGGTTCTTTCAAACTTCGATACCACTTCATTTGAGTTTCGTGGTCAGGTCTACCCATCCGCCGAACATGCCTATCAGGTCCATAAAAGTAAGACGGTTGAACTCAATGGCAAGCCGATTCTGGAACACATCGAACGTCTAGATCCTCAAGCAGCGAAGAAGTGGGCACAAGGCAAGATTGAGGTAGATAAAGAGTCTTCTCTTCCTCTGATGCGGGAGATTCTTGAGGCGAAGTTTGAACAGGTTCCTGAATTCAGGGAAGCCTTGCTTGCTACTCGTGGACGAAAGATTGTCCATCCTGTAGGAGATACGTTTTGGAAAGAGAAGTTTCCTGAGTTGTTGATGGATCTTCGGGATCGGCATTTGGACGATGCTCCTGCTGCTCCTGCTGCTGCTCCTGCTGCTATTGTTAATGATCTGCCCGTACCAGATGAGTATTTAGGTGACCTCAGTGGTCTGTACGATTATGAAACAGGTGAATTAATAACTGAAAATCCCACTGTTGGTGATCTTGTAGCAAAAGCAGATGAATTGGAAGGAGAGTTTTGGGCCAAGGTCGAACAGGGATTAGAGATTAATACTATAGAAAGCATGAATCCAGACGAGTTTACTGGGGCTTATCAGGCTTTCATGGGTGGCGATGCTGAATATGTTTATACTGGTCTTACGACTGGTGGTGCCCAAAGCATATTTAGGCAACTAGCAAAACAAGGCGAAATCGAAGTCCCTTATATTGTATCTGATAAAGGGTGGGAGGCAGGCGACGATCTGTGGGAAGCCTATGTAGATGATTTTCTAACTCGTTATCCTGACAAAGATCCGATTATCTTTTTGTCGCGGGAATTGGAGGAGTTCCCATCGGGCGGTTACCGTGAAAGTGGCGCACAGTGGTCGCATTTGGACGCTATCGGTCAGTCTGTGCGAGAATGGTTAGAGGGCTACGCTCTGCGGAAAACAGCGATGAAGGTTGCAGACGACGTTCCTGCTCCTACTGCCAAACCATTTGATACCCCCACAGAGGCAGTTACTCCTGCTGGAAATGTCGTCAGAGTAACCTTCCTACCAAAAGCCCCCGGCGCTAAAAATCCGCCCAATGTTGAACATCATCAAGGCGCAATCGATTTGCCGACTGCTTCTGAAATGAGCCAAGAAATTATGGCTCATGGCGGATGGACAGACCATCCGAAACTAAGAGGGGCAACGCCGAGAGTCCATATTCAGGGTGATCCCGGTACCGGGTATTTCTATAGTGGACATCTCTTTGTCAACGATCCCGAAACGGGGCTGACGGTAGTTCATCCGTGGTCACCAGTGCTTCTTGATATTAAGGAACGAGTTGAGGAAATCACTGGTTATCGATTCAATCTTGTTCTTGCACAAAGGTATACGGAGAAAGAGAAACTTGGTTTCCATTATGACAGGAAGCAGCATTATGACAGGGATACTGGGCTGGTAATCGCGCAACCGCATTATCCGCGTGGCGTTTCTGTGCCGGGTGAAGAAGTCGTTGTTTCCGTGAATGTCGGTGATACCCGAACATTCGGGTTTGCTTCAGACTACATCAATGCCAGAGGAAGAGAGCAGATTATCAACCATCCTAATTATTTGGGTGGCGTTGAATTGGGGCATGGCGACATTCTGGTGATGTCGGATGATGTGATGAGGCCGGGTGTGCTGCATAGCATTATTCCGTCGGAGGGTGCGGCTCAGAGTAGACGTATCAATTTGACGTTTAGGCGAGTTGGTGAAGATGTTGAGAGTGCGCCGCGTGATCCAGAGAGGGTGCCTCAAGTTGATGGTGAGGCTGTAAGGCCACCGGACGAAGTGGAATATACAGAAGAGATGGCCCAGCAGGAGGCTTATGAGGAAGAAGTAATGGCTGGGATACCTGAAGAGCATGTAGATGAGTTTGGCGAAGAGATGGACCCGATGGAAAAGGATGCTCTTTTCCGAATGGAAGAAGAAATGCAGTTGGGTCGGGAGGCTGCTCCTGCCGGTCCATCTCCGACACCAGTCACGTTGATTATCTCAGGCGGACAGACTGGCGGAGATCTAGGTGGTCTTCGTGGTGCCGAAACTGCTGGTATCCCAACAGGCGGTGGAGCAACTCAGGGATACCGCATGGAAGGTTCTCCGCATTCGATAGTTGGTCCCGAAATGACACCCTCGGGAGGCTCTAAAGAGACTCAAAGTGCTGCATATACAAAGCGTGCTGAACTCTTGGGAGATCGCTTTGGTTTATCCGAAGGACTTCGTACACATTACATGGCCCGAACGTCAGATAATATTGATAATGCGGATGCAACACTAATCTTCTATCCCAAACAAGGTGACGCCGGAACTGGTGTTACCGAAATGATGGCTGAAGGTAAGAGGGTTGGTTACGCAAAGGGAGGGGGAATTCGGGGATGGGTTGATGTCGATTCTGTTCCTGAAGGCACCGTAACGGGCGAAACATTTGCGATTAAGGGTGAGCCGAAGCCGGTTCTGGTTGTCAATGTCGGAGGCGAGTTCTTCGACAAGCCCACCGAAATCGCCAAAGTCAGAAAATGGCTTGTAGATAACAATGTCGAAACTCTAAATATTGCTGGTAATCGTGCCAGCAAGGGAGGACCGGGGTTTGAGGATGCTGTTGCCGATTTTGTAGCCGAAGTGCTACGTGCCGATACGGTTCCAGCACCTACCGCTGGGGCTGCTGTACCTCCCAGCGCGCCTCCGCCTCCCCCAAGTGGCCCACCGGTTGTTCCCACTGGTCCGGTGCAGAGGGATAATCTGGGAACGAACATGACCGGTTTCCTTTTGAGCGGAGCCGATCCTAAAGCACTATCTAGTGACTTTGATGAAATCACTGATCGTGCACGTAAGGCGATCATCAACTTCCTCAGTAGCCCTGCCGGTCAGCATTATGCACATAGCATGGCTCGTGCCAATATCGGTACGAGTGCTGATACGCCGATGATCACGCATCCCGTAGATAGCAATACGCTTCGTTATTACGTGCCGATGATCTCTTCAGAACTTGTTGAAGATCTGAACGATGTTCTTATTCCTTTGACGAATGATCTGCTCCTTAAATCAGATAAGGCTGAAAGTCTAGCAGGTGCGGCAAAAGCGGCAGAGGAGTTTAGAGATATCTTTGTAACGACACTTTTGGCGAAGTTGGATGCTTTGGGTATTCCTCGTACCGACCCCGTAGCGGACCATGCTCGCCTGTTGCTTAATCCTGCCGTGACCATACCGAGGATTGGTGGTTCGGCCACTGATTATATGAAGTTGGCTGCCCACTATGCTGAAGCAGGAGATAACTACTTCCCGTTGGTAACCGCTTCCACGGATGGCCGAATTGCGAATGCCATTGGTGAAGCCCTGTTGGAAACAATCGCATACAAGCGGGGTGTATCTGTTTCCGAACTTCCACCAGTGAGCCTCCGAACGAGAGATGTTGATGGTCGGGAGTTCTACAACAGCGAAGGCGGCGTCCAACTGCTAGGCGCTCCGTCCAAGCAGACATTTGGTGCGATTTATTACGGGTACGGACCCAATGGTCCCGCACCAGCGGCTTCCTTTGGTACTGGTGGTTTGAGCAATAATAAGGTATTTGGTATTGGTGCCCATGATCTTACGATGAGTCCAAAGCGACCGTTGCGTCCGGTTCCTGTTGTTGGTGGTGAACCGAGAATGAGGCGACTGAGCGTCTACAAGCATAAGGCTGGAGAAAAGTCATCGGTTGTTGCTAGAGCGGGTAGCGAAATGGAAGTTACCCACTTTGAGAATTCTGATGAATGGGAGTTGCTGGAAACACAGTTTGCAAGTGGCGACGATCTCTTTGATTTCATCGAAGAACAGGCATTGTTGAATACGATGGAGATTCTTGAGTTGCTGAGTAATGCTTCTCGCGCCGGTACAGACCCGATTGAGGTCTTCTATCCGTGGATGCGAGAGGTTACTTCAGGCAAGGTGAGTTCTTCAAGGGTCCAGTATGGGGCTGAATACCATGACGGGGCTGTAGGAGGCTGGTTCCCGAATGCTCCTTCTGAATTGCAGGGCTGGTTCCCGACTGCGAGTGAAGCACCGGGCATTGGAGATAAGTGGGCATCGTTCACTAGGCATTGGTTTGATGGAACGATCAGCCCGATGTTGGGTGCGATGATTCGTGAACCGATCTTCTTGCACTATTTGGTGAAAGCATGGAAGCAGACTGAAGGTATTCGGAAATTCCATTTCCATACCGCTGCTGATGTTAAGAACCTAAAGCATCTTGGGAGTTTGGACCGAGATGGTCAGTTGGTCATCGATACGCTTGAAGATTTGATCAAGTTGGATTGGCCGACAGCGCATCTGGATGTTCTGGATGATGGTACGCCGTCTGATCTTGCGAAACTCGTTGGGGCGCTTGAATCAGATAACCCAAGAAGTTTCAAAGCGGCAGTTCGGGATCTTCTGGATAAGGACGAACTCGCAAAGGAAGGAGATATCGAAGCAGATTGGTTCCTGCCTAAAGAGAAGGTTGATTTCTGGCGTTCCGTACTTTCACTTGAAGATAGTGACCTTGAGCAATTCGTAAGGTACGCCCGTGGCCGTAAGGCCGGATTTGATTTGCATCGTGATACCGCGCTCAAGCGGGCAATGACTTTAACCGGTTCATTCATCGATGATCATTCGATCCGGTCGCAGTTCCAAGAAATGGTACGTACCGCTATCCCGTTCTGGTTTGCGGAAGACACTTTCTTGAGGCGTCAAGCACGAGGATTGGCGCATAACCCGCTGATGTTCCGTAGGTTGAATTTGATGATGAACGCAATGGAGCGTGGCGGAGTCATCCAAGAAGATAGTCAGGGAAACAAGTGGTTGACTGTTCCCGGCAATGAAATGCTCACTACAAATGTTTTGGAGATTGTGGAAGATTTCCCAGTCGTCGGAAAGATATTCGGTGCCCCGTTGGGCGCAGTTCTACGACCGGCTGCCGGTGGAGGGTTTGCAACGAACATCAATGTCGTGCCCGGTTACAACGCAGACACCGTTGGCAGCATGGGCTTTGGTCCGATATTGGCAGTTCCGCTCAATTTCCTTGGCAACTTTGACGCAACGATCAGGCCGCAATTTGAAAAGAACATGGTGGGCGGAAAGTGGACTCCTGATTCGACGCTGAATCAGTTCTGGACTTCAGCCATTCCGTCATTGATTGTGAAGCCCACTATCGCAATGTTTGGACAGGTCGGATTGGATATCGAATCGGTCACTAAGGCACAAGTTGATGTCATCAAGGCTCGTGCTTTGCGTGGTGATTTGCCGACGGAAGAGTTTATTGCGGCACAGCCGAATCCTGAATTGTATGTGGAACAGTTGATGGAAGAGATTGCTCAGGAGGCCCGTCATTATCTGTGGTTCCAGACGGCTACTTGGTGGTTGGGGCCGGGGACTGGACGGAGTGCAGATCTGATTGTTGATGCCGAGTCTCAGAATTGGAATGACGAGTTCTATTCGTTGTTGAGGGCAGGTATGCCTTGGGAAGAGGCGTATCGTACTTGGGTTGACAATATTGAATCGACTGGTGAGAAGTTCAACCCGTTCCAGTATTCGCCGTTCATGCCTTCACGGACAACGAAGGTGCCGTTTGCCGTATTGGAATCTACAGATAATGCGAATAAGTGGATTGTCGATAACAACAGTTTCCTTGATACCTACAAGTATGCTTCGGCGTTCTTCATGCCTCGTTCACATGGCAAGGAGATTGATGAGTTCTCTGCTGAGGCGCACGCTCGCCTCTTGGGACTGGGGCTTCGTGAAAAGCAGGCTCCGTTGGACTTCCTAGAAGAGTTGTACTACAAGAGGGCACGGGCTAGGTACTTCAAGGTGCGTGCGAAATATAACGAAGATCTGTTTGCGGCCAAGAATGCCGGATTGCCTACTGTCGGGATTGAGGCTGAATGGGACGCTAATCAGAAGATGTTCTTGCAGAGCAATCCCATCTTTATGAAGCGTTTCACGAGTGGTGATGCCCGTGGGAAGCGGGATAAGACTATTTCAGAATTGGAAGTTCTTGTCACCAATCCTGACTTGGTGCCAAATGGTGAGAATAAGGGTGAGGTTCTACTTGCCGCAGCGATGGTCATCGACTTCGTTAAGAGCATCGACCGGTTACAGGGCTTGCAGGGAGGGGAAGTACAGAGGGCGCGTGATGCATTGCGAATTGAGGCATTTAATCGTATGACTGAGTATTGTTCTAGCCGTCCGTTCCTAAATGAACTATATTACAGCGTATTCTTGCCTGAACTGGGCGATGCTTGGGTCGGCAAGTTTAACGCCGGATTGATTGAGGTTTAGAGTGGAAGACAATATCGAACTGCTTGAGGCGATTGAGCAGATGTTGGCGCGTTTCGATATTGATGTGTCCTTGTCTTCCATGACGCCGGATGAGCGTGATGCATGGCTTGCTGAACAGAGTGAGCGGACGCAGAGGATCGTTGAGTCGGTTGTAGAGATGCCGGAGTTGTCTGGCCTCGCGTACCGGGGGGACCAGTCTCCCGGTTCATTAGCAATTGACGTCTTAACGATGTTTCCCGCGTTTAGGGCGCTTAAGTGGGGTGGTAAGGCAGCGGCGAAATTGGGTGGTCCAGCGATCAGGTTGGGTCGGAATGCTTTGTCAAGGGTGAGTTCGTCGCGGACTTTGCGTGCCCGTCAGGCAGCCGAATTTCGTAGTAAACCGCCGATACCGGGAACATCCGTATCGATGCCTTCGCGTGGTGAGAGGCTTGCCCGCGCCGCAGGAGATCCAAGGGTAAGGGTGGGTCCAAGAAGGGGGCAATCGAAATATAGCCCGACACGTGGCCCCGGTTCTTTTAAGCAGAAAGTATTCGGAACAACGGGCATGGTTGGTGGCATGTTCGCGGCTGGCTTGGCACCGTTAGGTGACAATCAAGAAGAATCTGGTTCTACAAGAACGTATGAACAAGGGCTTGGCCCCGAAGGAGAACCTAGACAACTAGAAATTGCAGAAGAAACTCTAAAAAACTTCTATTGGGATGATCAATCAACCGAAGAGGTCGGAGATAAGATCCTTAACTTTGTTCTCGGCAAGGGCTTACCTGTTTCAATCAACCGCAATAATTATGAAAGCCTATTGCATTGGATGTCGGTCGAAGGCGGACAGCACGGCATCAAGGCTGAGTCTTTGTTTAAAGGCGAAAACATGCAATTGTTTGGCGATTTGATTCGTGCAAATATTAGCGAACTTCCTCAATTCCAGAATTGGCTTGGCGGGCGGGTAAGGGAACGGCTCCGTCAAGGACTTCCTACTACTGCTACGGGTGCCAATGTTGGTTGGGCAACAGGTGTTCTTCGCGGAAATATTTCTCCTGCCATGCCTGCTTCTGAAGAAGAGATCCGAATGCTGGAAAGTGTGATTGGTTCTAGCATTGCTGGCGGAATAATGACACAGGAAGAAGCGGGAAGACTTTTCGCTGGATTCCTAGATGAATCAATTGACGAATACGCAACTGACTACGCAAAGGGTAACCCCTATCTCATTACCTACGGGGAGGGCGATGACCTTCAATATGCGCTGCCCACCTTCAACGATCCCTTTGCTTTGTCATATGACGGTAGCCCGTTTGGAACGGTTCATTCATTAGAGGATCTGTTTTCTGGAGAGTTCGGAATCAATTGGGGGCCATTGGATATCGCCCGCTACTTGGAGGATCTGGAATCACGCACCAAGCAGCCGGGAGCGGGTTCTGAAATTATCGCGCAGTTGCAGCAAACCCTGTATTCAATGAATTATCTTGTCGGGCCAGATAATCGACTGTGGACTCCTGACGACTGGGGTTATTTGGATCAGTGGACAATCAAGGGTATGCAGGCGTTACAGATGGATCTTTGGGAAAATGGTATGGAGGCGCGATTCAATGGTATCGAACCTGATGTGCACGCTCTTTACCGAGAAATTGCCGATGAGAAGATTCGTAGTTGGCACGCGGAGGCACCTACTACTGCCACCGATCTAAACAATGAGTACAAGAATCGGGTACTTGAGGAAGCGCAGACTGGTATTTTGGATGCGATGAAGCGGCGCGGCTTGTCGTTGAAGCCCGGTAGCGAATTGTATGAGGAGGCTGTCAACGAGGTTATCACCGGGATGTCTGGTGCGGAGCAAGAAGTGGTATCTGGGCAGGGCGGTAGTACCGACGATGCTGCTGCCGTTTCACGTATTCTGCGGGAGTTCTATGGGGCGACCGATGATTGGGCTAACCATATCGAATTCGGTCATGTGAATCCGCAGTCCAATAACAATATGTTTATTAACTATGCTTCCAAGACGGGAGCGTTGAGTCAGCAGGAACTAGATGATTTGAAGAGTTATTCGTTTAATCCTGACCACATGGCTAGGGTTCGTGCACGGCATGGACAGGATGTTGCGGTAGCGCATTTCTTGTCGTTCCTAGATGGGGAATCTGTCGTTGATGCTAGTCAGGACACGGTTCGTAATGCTCTGATCATGTATGCGAATACGATGGGTCAGGGATATGCGGGACGGAGGGGGTTCAGTCCGACGGAGTTGACTGCAATGGCGGATCGCGCCTATCGGGATCTTCCAACAGATGACCCGGCGGGATTGACTCAGTTGTCAAACAATATGGATGAGCGTATTGAGACTGCGATGCGTATCAATGAGCATGGTGTAGAAAATGCGAGTCTTGCTCGTGTATTGGCTGGCTTGAGTGCCTCAAGTGGTGTTCGTACTGAAAGGGCACGTTACTGATGAGTATTTGGTATAGCGAAAACGAAGAAGACGAGTATGATGCGGAACCATTAAAGTATAATGAACAAGATATTCTTGAGATCGCTATGAAGGTGGGGTTTGAAGATCAAGATCTAGACATGATACGGAAATTGGCTGCGAAGGAATCTTCTTTCATATCTAATCATATTAATCCTGACGATTTTGGACGACCGTCGTATGGTCTATTGCAGATTAGAGAAAATAATATTGTTGGTACCGGGATCGGAAATGGTCTTATAGACCACGGCATCATCGATAGTCCAGACGATTTGGCTGATCCTGAAATCAATTTGATAGCGGCTCTATGGGTTGTCAATCGTGAAGGTTGGGGCGGTAAGGACAAACTCAAGTATGATGATCGCCCGTATGGGAAATGGGCTGATTGGCGTGGAACAATTGAGGAATCGTTTGATTTCTTTGAAGAGGCTTTAGCGAAATCAGAAGGTTTATCTGAACCTGATGTTCTGCCCGAATCTGCCGTTGAGATGGATACCCAAAGTACACCTGTAAGCGACGACTGGAACAATCCCGAGGTAATTTCTGGTGAGGCAAGAGGCGGTATGGACGAGAATATAAATGTTGTCCCAAACCGGTTGGAAGATCCGTGGGATCTTGACTTGGATATCACATCAGGATTCGATCAGAATGTCATACGGTTTATCAATGCTAGTGGCGGAAGGGTCAGCCCAATTATCGGAAGAGTTGATCCAGAAAGATACCGGACATCCATGCTCAATTGGAGCGATGAGGAAATAGGTATTATGGGCAAGTTGCGTGAAACGCCATTCACGCGCGGGCAGGCAGTCTTGTTCCAATACCATGATAACGGTGAGTGGGCTAACCAGAATGCTTCCAGTTTCGGCATCAAATTGCATCCCAAGATGAATACCTTGGGCGAGCAGACGGGTAAGCGTAGGAAGCCACGGTTTCGCACGCACCCAATTGCTAGGTTTGCGGAGTTAGCGGAAGGGTCATTGCATTATGACGACTGACTATCACGGCTTTGCTGATCCTTTCTATTCGGGATCTGTTTTCAATGCCGATCCTGTTTGGGAAAATGATGACCTAGCAAATTACGCATGGATCAATAAGATCCCTTCGCTCGCTGACTTCATTCAGAAGTTCATCGCAGAGATGAATGCGTCTGACTTCGATGAGGATCAGGATCTTCTAGAGGTCCGGTTTCTTCAGGAACTAAATAAGCAGTCTTGGTGGGCGGATCATAAAGAAGCGTACCGGGCGAATGCTCAAGCGCAGATTGAAGACTATACGACATGGGAGGGTAATCTTGACACCCATATCGGGGAGATTAAGCGTATAGCGATTCAACTTGGGTTCCCGCTAGACGACAATCAGGCCGAGGCTCTTGCTAGGGAAAGTATGCAGCACGGTACCTATACGGTTGATGAGTTGCAGAGGGAGATCCTTGGTACAAGCGAATTGGGTGCTTGGGATAGGATTGCTCCACGGGAGAGATTCCGAGAAGATCCTTTTACCGGTGGCCTATTTGATTCTTCTAAAGAACTTGGCGCAGGAACAGTCGCCACGCAATACGATGAGTTGTTGCGGTTGGCGGATGAAAATTGGATAGCCCTTAACGATGTGTTTAAGAGCAAGTTGAGAGGATGGGCACGCGATATTATTACTGGCGACATGACTCTCGCAGATGCGAAGAGCCAAATTTATACTCGTGCATCTGGTGGTCAAATTGGTTCGCTGGTCGGAGATGATCGTTTCCGTGAATTGGAGACTGCGGGTCTGACGTTGGAAGACGAGTTTGCAGATTACAGGATGCAGGTTTCAAATATTTGGGAAGTTCCAGATCAGGATGTTGACACTGGTTGGCTCAAGGAGAATCTGATGGTTGCGGACGACACTGGTGAATCTCGTTTGGCTAATTGGCATGATATCAAGGCAGCCGCCTATGGTCATTCTAATTATTTGAAGACCAAGCAGTATGCTGATAGGTCTGCTGGTGCGACAGCGACTTTGTACAAGATGTTTGGAGCAATCTGATGCCACACGGTGGATCTCATATCAGTTATTACGATGCGCCATCTGCGGATAATCCAGAAGGCGGTCCCGGTTGGCCTGAACTTGTTGAACGAACCAATCCTTCAGGTACAAGGAGTTCATCACGCCTATTTACCACTGACCGGGCACAATACGATGCGTTTATTGCAGCGGGTGGTGCCCCTGACCATGCCACGTTCGTTGATATGTCTTCTGCGGAAACATTGGATGCGTTCTATGAGTCATACGGGGGTGTCCCAAACTTAGAAGGTGCAGATCCAGATTCAGAAGATGGTGATGATGCATCAGATCCCCCTATGCAGGTGAAAGGAACAACACCTAATCCTGAATTGGAAGCCATGTACTCCGATTTCGTTGCGACCATGCAGAGTGTTGGTATCACTCAGCAGTTTGCGTCTAAACTTTGGGATTGGGCTAAGGAGCAGTTGGTCGATCCGAATTATTCGATTACTCGTTTGGCTGTAGATGTTTATGATACGGAGGCTTTCCAGCAGCGTTTCCCTGCGATCACTGAGCAGCGCAAGATGGAGAACGTAACTCCGTTTACTCCAGCAGAATATATTGATTATGAATCAGATGTGTTGGAATATCTGTCAAGGTATTCTGTGGCGGGTCAAAGCCTTGACTTCGATAATCTGGTAACGAATCTGATTGTCAATAATGTAGGTACCGCTGAAGTAGAGAACCGTCTACAAGCAGCACAGCGGGTATTGGGAAATGTCCCTGATGAAGTAAGGCAAACTTATATTGATTGGTACGGGCCTGAAGTTGCTGAAGCAAACTTGATGAAGACGTTTCTAGATCCCAGTGATGAATGGGCTGGATCGTGGGCTGATGTTTCTGCGGCTACAAGTGCAGCAGAAGTTGGTGGTTGGGCGAAGCAGCGACTTCGGTTTGATAAGTCTGAATCCCTTAGGCAGTCGATGGCCGAATCCATTGGCAGACAGGGCTTGAGTTCTTCTGCGATTTGGGAGAACTTGGATCTGTTGCGTGCGCGTGAAGATCTATTTCGCGAGAATCTTGATGAAGTAATCAATGCGAAGATATCGGAAGAGGGTTTGGCTGGACAGTTTGGTTTGGATCGTTCGGCAGAGGAACTACTAACTAGACGGGCAGAAACTCGTGCTGCTAAGTTTGGTGGTGCGGGTGGTGCGCTAGTATCTGGTGGTACTACAGGATTTGGAGCGGCTAATGCCTAAGGTTGGTAAGAAGAAGTTTCCTTACACGAAGAAGGGTAAGGCTGCTGCTAAGAAGCACGCTAAGAAAACAGGGAAGAAGGTACGAAGTGGTTACTAAGGATGTTATCGAACGGGTAGTTGCTACCTTTGTTCAGGCGTTTCTAGGTATCTTTGTTGTCGGTGGAGACATCGGTAACGCTAAGGCTGCTGCGTTGGCTGGTGCTACGGCTGCGTTGAGTCTTGTCAAGGGCATGGCTGCTTCTCGCTTTGGTGATAAGTCGGCTTCAGTTGTGTCGTAATGTCTGATGTAGTCACTGATCTCAAACAGGTAAAGATCTCAAGGATCACCCTTGGTCTTATTTTGTCGGTGGCTGTCACCAGTGGTGTCGTCGTGTGGAATGCTGCTCAGGTAGCGGGACGTATCGATGACTTAGAGAGGACCGTGACTGTTATCGAACAGAACACGGGTACCGATAGTGCTGTGCTTGCGCGCCTTGCTTCCATTGAAGAAGGGGTCAGCACTAATGCCGATGCCTTGGAGAATATGCGTCTTGCCCGTGTGGAAGACACTAGGAACTTTGCTTCCAGCACGATGGTAGAGATCATTGTCGGTGATATGGAGAGTATGAAATTCCAGATGGAATCGATTCTGGATATTGTGGAGAATGGCATCGATGAGTTTGATCAGATCTATCAGCGTATTAATTCTCTAGAATATCGTGTCGATCTAAACGAAGAAGCGTGTCGTACCAAGGCTTGGTGCGAAAAGTTCTACGATGACTAGGGTTGGTTGGCCCGGTCTTGTTCCAGTAGATGGCGAATGGGTTCCCTATTACGACAGGGAAGAAATGTTGGGAGAACGCCCTCCTTTGAACCCATTGGTTGACTTGGAAAATTCTGATGTCTGCGAGTCTTGCCAATAGCATTACAGTCGTGCTACAATTTGTATGTAGGCCGCTGTGCGCTCTTTCGGGCCGGTGAGTGCTTATCCCATCTTGGACGCCCACGCCCTTGATGAGTAGAAAGTGGAGACAGAACCGGAGTGTGACGACCGGGGATGTTCTTATTTAGTCATCTACCGCACGGTTCCTCCGACTGTGTGCGATTAGGCAGGAGAGACATCATGGCAGAAGATCAGGAATACGGTGGGATCAAGGAGTTGCGTGAAGCCGCTGACCGTGGCAAGAAGGCATCTCAGGAACTTGATCAGATGAAACGCGAGATGGCGTTTCTGAAGGCCGGGGTTGATACTGATAGCAAGGCAGGACAGTTATTGTTCAAGGCTTACGATGGTGATCTGGAAACAGATCTCATCAAGGCAGAGGCAGAGGAACTAGGCATCCTTAAAGATGCTGCTCCACCGCCACCGCCTGAGCCGGATAATTCTGAGGCCGATGTGCGTGTTGCACAGGAGCGTCGGGATCTTGCTGCGGATCAAATTGCACCTGAGAATCAGACAGAAAGCCCATACGACGCAGGCCATCGCCAGTTTAGGGAGATGTTGGATGCGGGTCGTCCGAAGGAAGACTCAGCAGCCCAATTTATCCATACGGTGTTGGAGGCAGCGGGTGGGGTAGACCCAGATCCTCGGGTAGTTTCTGGTTAACAATGCCTACATACGTTTACGAGTGTTCTGAGTGCATGGCTCTTTACGAGCGTGTACAGAGTATGCGTGACGACGCGGACACGGTTTGTGTGGAGTGCGGAGAGGATGCTGCAAAGCGGATTCTTCAATCGCCAGCGACTACGGCTGCGGCTACACCATCGGTAAAGAACAAGGTGCCACCGCCTCAAGCGAATCCTGCTTGGGAACGAGGTATCAAGGGAGAACATAGGCGGGACGGCTCGTTCGTTCCGTATCTGGACTCTGATGGTGAACGTATTGGTGTCAAGAAATGGGCCGATAATCGCACTAAGTACGAGGGAATGTTGCGAGACAGAAAGAACCATTCCACTTAATTACTTAGGAGCGTGAAATTGTGGCTATCGTAGGCTACTCAGGCAAGGTCACTAGTTATGATCTAGCCGTCGGCGTCAAGATCAACATGGACGAGGCGATCTACATGATCTCGCCTGTTGATTCGCCGTTTATCAATGGTATTGGAACTGATGGAAGGCAACTTCTATCCTCTTCTGGTACCGATCAGACAGAATTCAAATGGATGGACGAGGAACTTTTGCTTCCCCGTGCACAGGCTGCAGGTACAGGAGCCGCAGGAGCGGGTGCTACGACTATTACAGTCTCAGCAGCCGATTCTTATAAGTTCCAAGTAGACGATCTTCTCAACATTGGAGAAGAGGGTGCCACCGTTAACGGTGCGGTCAAGCGAATTACTGCTATCAACAACACCTCGGGTGTTATCAATGTGACCGATTGGACCAACGGTTCAGCATGGCCCGCAACGTCAGCCGCAGACGAAGACACGATCATCTGTCTTGGTACTGCACTCGTTGAGGGTTCTGATCCCGGTACCGCACGGTCGGCTGACCGGACGATCCGCTCAAACTACACTCAGATTTTCGGGCCGACACCCGTTAACATGACTCGTACTGAGCAGCAGATCACCCGGTATGGCGTGACTGACGAGTTTGCCAAGCAGTTGTATGGCAGGACCGTTGAGAACGTCATCACTCGTGAGCAGGCTTACCTTTACGGTAAGAAAAACGATGATACTTCCGCGAAGCGCCGGTCAACTGGTGGCTTGATGGATTTCATCACAACCAACACTGACAGCAGCAGCACAACGCTGACTGCTACTGCGTTGGAAACGTTGATGCAGAAGTGCTACAACGCAGGTGGTATTCCCGATCTTTTGATTGCGAATCCTGCTTCGTTTGCCACTCTCAACGACACCACTAACACCGACACGGTGCGTCACGTTATCGATGACCCCCGCCGTGGCCGGGTGCCTGTCATGTCTGTGTTCACCGAGTTTGGTGAGACACAGTGTGTCAGGAACCGCTGGATGCATTCCGAAAGCGCGTTTGTTGTTCAGAAGGACGGTGTTAGCCGTCGGATTATGCAGCCTCTCGTAGTTGAGGCGCTTGCAAAGACCGGCGATAGTGACAAGGTGCAGATTGTCTGTGAGGAAGGCCTTCAGGTGAAGGGCGAGGCTCACATGGCGAGGTTCACCAACCTCACTGGCTACACGGATACTCCGTAGTCCTTGCTGGATTAGTTGGAGGGCAGGGGCACCCCTACCCCTGCCCTCCGCTAGTCGCTAGGATCAACGTATGCCTACCGTTGGTGATGCCGTAACTCGTACAAAGCGATTGCTTAATAGCAATACACGTACCGAATTGGATGCGATTCATACAGGAATTACTGCTACTGCTACTACTATTAAATTGAAGTATCAGACGGATGGTATTCGTGCTGGATCTTATATTTCGGTAGGTGATAACACCCAAGGGTATGAAACTATGTATGTTCATGCCCGTAATGGTGAGTATGCAACTGTTCAGCGTGGCGTAGATGGCAGCACAGCAGTCGCATTTACTGGGGATGTCGATGATGCGGCTGTAGTTGATACGGCTATTGAAGTTGAGCCACGTTTCACAGGGCATCAGATCCTTGAAGCGGTACGTGACGCCATCCGTGGGTTGCCTGCTAATCTATATGGAGTATCGACTATCAGCCCGTCGGTCAGCAGTTCTGAGGATCTTGCAATCAACTATGATTTCTCTTCTACAGGGTTTCTTCATGTTATTCAGGCGCTCCGAACGCCGCGCAGCGACACGGACAGGTGGGTTCGTGCCAATGTCAAGGTGTACAAGAATTCGAACACGACAGATTTCGCCAGCGGTTATGCCATTGTGGTACAGGAACCGTTGGAGAAGGCGGTCACTCTCCAAATAACGTATGCCCATCCGCTTGTAACAGGAACGCTAGACTTGGATACTGATCTTGTATCCACTGTGAAAATGAATGCTCAGATGCAAGATATTCCGTCATTAGGAGCAGCAGCACATCTTCTAATGGGGGAAGAAAGTCTTCGTCTTGATCCCCATGCTGCCGGGACATCTCGTATTGACGCAGCCGTCGCTCCCGGTGATCGCGCAAGGTACTCATTGGTACTACAGTCGCAGTATGACCGTCGGGTAAGCCAAGAGGCTCGTCGTTTGATGGCTGAATACGGTGTGAGGATGGATGGTGCGATCTCGTCTGGCTTTCCGACCACTGTTCGTCGTTAGTCAATGTCTCTGCACCAGTCAGTCCGTGACTCTTTACCGATTCGTTTAGGGAATCGTAAATATAATATAGATCTAGCGCGGTTTGCGCGTGCCACTGTAGATCCAATCCGGCAGGGCTTCGATACTCAGGGTACGCCGGGTGAGCAGACGCTCAATCAGGCTGGGGTATGGAAGCGAACCCGTACCGACTGGGAGTTCGGGGCTGGTCAGCGTGAGGCTGACATGCTTGAGTCGGAGCAACGCAAGTTCTTTGCCAGTACGGGTATCAACCCGTGGGTGAAGGGCGAGTTATCTCTCCATAAGACTACAGCCGTGTCGAAGGCTTCAACCAATACGAATCTTTATATGGCTACTGCTACTGTTGGTGCCACTAGTTACGTTTACATGGCAAATGCTTCCAATATCGAATATTCAACCGATCATGGTGCAAATTGGAACGGTAGCCCTATTGTTAATCCCGCCTCTGGGGTCGTGCTGGGCGTTGCGAGTGATGGCACGAACATATATGTAGCGGGTGTAGGGGGTAAAGTTCAAAAGATCGCTGGTACAACTGTCGGGAGTAGCACCGGCAATGAGTGGAGTATGGGGGGAATGGCTTTAGACGACGGAATATGGGTCGCAAACGGTTACCTAATTGCTTCAGATGGGCCACGAC